TTTTGTTTTAGCTTGGTTCTTGGCTATTGTTTTTAAACCATAATTTACAACTTGATTACCATCTGCATCTTTCATATCACTACCATCTTCATTTTTTGCATTTGCATCATCTAATGCTCTATCTGTGGTAGTGTACGCAGTAGTTACTTTTTTACCAGAAGCACTATAGGTATAAGTAGGGTTAGAAGTTATTTCAAACCTATCATCTCCTTTTGTTCCTGCTTCTACTGTATAAATACCTATGGCATTGAGTTCATCCCAAGTCCATGCTGTAAATATTCTTCTAGAGTGTCTTATATCATCTATAACCATATCTTTTGGTCTAGCGATTATCTCCTCTATTTTATTATCTTTTATATATGCCCACATCTTATTTCACCTCCTAAAAAATATTATTGTAACGAAAAGCTGGATTTCCCCAAGCTCCAAAAAGGTATTTTGAACCATTAGTATTAAAATCACTTCCTGAATTTCTTATTTTAAAACCATTAGAAAGTATATCAAAATTATACCCAGTACTATTATATTGTTGAAAATTTAAATTCCACCATAAAATACTATCTGATGGATTAAGTGTATCTCTTGCAGTATCTCTTACTCTCCAACCACTTGAACTGTTTGTTAACAATGTAAATATTATAGACGGTCTGAATCCTGTGTAAACAAAGGGTCCATCAGTATTACCATTTCCAATATAAGAACTGAAGTGCTGCATTCCAGCTACATTTTGCCACGCGTACGCAACAAATTTAGAAGTTCCATCATGAGTATAACCATTTTCACTTCCCCACGTTGTAGCACCCATACTCCAATTACTATAAGAGTGTTCAGTACCACTATTTAATCTATAAGTTTTACCAGAACTAGCACTATGAAAACAATACCAATTAAAAGTAGCATCTCTATTTTTAGTTATAACAAAATCTACACCACTTAAACCATGTCCTACTGTTTTGTTTGCACTACTATTTGGAGAGGTATAGGTTGCTATACTAAATCCAGCTTTTGTATTTGCTTGTACTGTAGAAGTTATTGAACCTTCTGAATTACTAGCAGTTGTTCCTCCGTTAGCTCTCCAACTATATCCAACATATGAATCATTATTATTATTTGTTCCACCACCAGTTCCTAATGTAAAACCAGTAGATGTAAAAGATTTTAATTCTGTAGTATCAGTAGCTTCTCCTTGGGTTAAATTACTAAATAATCCTACTGATGCTCCTCTATTAGAATCATACCAATACCAATTATTAGCTGAACCTGTTTCTTTTATTACTACTAAATCAGGTGCCATATCTAAAGTAATAGCTCTATCATTTGTACTATTACCAGTCCAAGTAGTTACATTAAATTGTTTAGTAGGGTTTTCTGTTTCTCCATCATCTCCTGCTGGGTCTATGTCAGCTGATATGGGTAAGTTGCCTGAGCACATCGCCAAATACGTAGAGGGCGGCGAATACTTGAAGTCCCCGAAGCCATTTTCATCTGCATTGCCACCAGTAGTAACTCCTAAGAAAGTACCATCTTGCCCACAATTAAGTGTAACTGCTCCAGCATTGCAATATATATATGGGTAATAAGTTGTGCCATCATTTGCTCCTGACCAACTAAAAGAACCTTGACTTGAATTATTTTTATAAAGAATAAAAGTTGAATTAGTAAAATCTATAGCACAAGCTATATAATCTCCAGTAGTAAAAGAAGCTCCGTAACCACTAGAACTTGAATTACTTGTTGAATTAGAAGGAACTAATTTACTCCCTGATTGAGTAACACCTACTATAGCATTACCACTAGTAGTATTATTTAAATCAGCATTACCTACACAAACACCTATGTGAACTGAACCACCAACATTATTTATATAACATTCAAAATAAAATTTACCATCACCATTTACAAAGCCAATATTTAGTTGAGCTGCATTACCTGTTCCACTAGGTAATTTCATATTACCATTAGAAATTGTTGAAGTTGTATAAGACGAAGCCTTATACTTTAAAGGATTAAAAGTTGGAAAATTTCCTGATGATGCCATATCTAATTAACTCCCAAATGTTGGACTATCAAGAACTTGATGGTCTGCACCCATATTTATTAAAGAAAAGTGATGGTTATTGCCACTAGTATCTGCACCTAAACCATTAGCATCTGCACCAGTTCCACTTTGTTTAAACTCAAGTCTAAATCCATTATTTCCGTATGATCCAGAATAATCAACTGGTATCCAAACTCCGTTTTTTGATTCTCCTACTGCAGTTGGTTCTAATTGTTGTCCATCTACATAAATTACGTCTGCCATGTAACCATCTAAAGCATAACTAGCACCACCTTCATTATAACCTACATAAAAACGATTTCCTCCTACAAAAAATTTAACATCTGTATTTTGTGATACTGTACTATTAAACTGGTTTAAATATGAACCATTGACATAAACTTTGCATCTATCATTATTAGAACCTTGTGTAGTATCAAACGCAAAAATTAAATTATACCATCCAGTTACATCTCGAAATACTGATGTTGAGTTACCAAAATCATCCATACCAATAGTGTCATCAGTGTTATTATAATCAAATGCTATATTTCTTCCACTACTACCAGTGTGTGAATGATAAATATTTTGCCAAACATTCCCAATTACAGTTCTTTTTAACCAACAGGAAAGAGTACCTTTATCAACATTAGTCGGTGTTCCTAACACGCCTGATGCACCTCCAAATCTTAATCCTGTATTACTATCACTACTGAATCTACAACTATTTGTAATTTGGTGGCCATAGAAACCACCTCCTCCTCCTGGATTTTGAAAAAATTCACCTTGTACTGGCATTAGATATGTCTCCTATGCAAATGCAAGTTGAGGTGCTCCAAGCTGAATACTTGAGGCAGCTTTAACAAAATAGGGTATGACATCGACTGCGTTAGCAGCAGTTGATATAGTTAATCCAGCTCCAGCAGCTGTTTCATAATCTGTACCAAGACTTAATGTACGACTTCCAGTACCATCTTGTACAAATACTATGATACCAGATTGCCCTACGGATTCTGTGCTTGGGTTTACTAATGTAACATTACCAGTTGCTGTTAAAACAAAGTTTTGATAAGTGTCAAAATCTAATGTAACATTACCAGTTTGAGAACCAGCAGTTTGTGTGCTACCTCTTAGTGCTTTAGTAAAAGTTGTGTTTGCATTTGATGCTACAATATTTGCACCAGATAAACTTGTTGAACCAGTACCACCACCAGCTAATGGTAGGACACCGTACTCAACTGCACTTCCACCACTGTTTACTTTTAATGGTAGGTTAGCAGCTCCTATTGCAGCTAAACCAGTACCCCCTTGAGTAGTAGGAAGTAATCCACCTAAAGTATCTAAAGATACTTCATTAAGATTAGTTCCATCAGCATATGCAAAATACATTTTTGCTTGGTCGGTTACAAAACCAGAACCACTTGCTGTTTTTATTGTTAAGTTTGTAGGATTAGTTACTGCTGTTATATCAAAAATATACATTTTTTCTATACTGTCTGGCACTGTAACTACAGTAGCTCCTGATAGGGTAACAGAAGCTACCTTTATAACCATATTTCTTGCATTAGATATAGTTGCGTTTGACATAGCTAAAGCAACAGTTGCTCCACTACTAACACTTACTTGTTCAAAGCCACCTATTGCTTGTTGTACTAAATTTAAATTTGTATTTGTTTTTGTTCCCCATGTACCAGCGTTTTCACCAGTAGCCATGAGTTCCAGTTTTAAATCTGATGAGTATGTTGATGCCATATTTTATTCCTTTATTATGCCGCTGTTGTTATCTCGGTCCACGTTGTTTGTGCACCTGTATTTATTTCTGACCACGCTATTATTATTACACTTCCTACGTTGCTCGTCAATACTACACCTGTTACGTCATCTACTAAACAAGTGCCTGTTATTTCTGTTGGACTTCCAACAGCACTTGTTAAAGAAACACCTGTAACATCATATCCTGATATTGGTGTAATAGAACCTACTGCTGATGTTGTTGCTACACCAGTTACAGAAGTAGTTCCTGTTATAGATAAAGTTATACTTCCAATTGAACTTGTCGCTTCTACTCCTGTTACATCAATTAAAGTAATAGCACCTATTATTGCTGTTCCTACTGCTGATGTTGTTGCTACACCAGTTACTCCTACAGTTGCATCTCCATCAAAATCAACTGCTCCCATAGAACCTGTTAAAGATAAACCTGTTGGAGTTATTTCTACTCCTTGTGTTGTACTTACACTACCTATTGCAGATGTTGTAGCTACACCTGATACCGCAACAGTTTCAGAAACAGTCGCAGTAACTGTTCCTATTGCAGAGGTTGCACTTACTCCTGTCGGTATGACAGAATATACACCATCCCAAACTCTATTACCCCAAGTTCCTCGACCCCAACCTTCTCCTATTTCTGCATCAATAGTTACAGAACCTACAGCAGTTGTTGAAGTAACACCAGTTACAGCAAAACCTACACTATTTTGAGCTCCCCAACTACCTTCATCCCAAGATAATAAACCCCATGTAGTAGCTGCTTCGGTATTAGCTGTGCCACCCATACCAGAATGATTAGAGCAATAGTAATAAAGAACTGGAGCAGAAGATGCGACTTGTATAGTAGTTTTAGCACCAGCATTACCAGGAGTGCCACTTGTAGTTACGCCAGTAGTGTACTCACTTCCACTATTATGAGTACCATCTGAAGTAGTAGAAAACCTAAGAGGATGTCCACTATTAGAGCTATCAGCTTGGTCAAATACATAAGTACCCCCTTCAGCTAATACAACGGTAGCTTGTTGAGCACCGTCTAAAAAATACTTATTTCCAGAACCTGGATTGGATACCGTAACTGTAATTGTTCTAGTAGTCACCGAACCAAGCTCCTTTTATTTAAGCTATTCTTAAAATAGCATTTGATGCGTCAGCAGTTGGAAACTGTATTGTAAATGTACCTGAAGTAGCTGTTTTATCTCCACCAAAATCTAAAACTGCAACTGCTGGATCACCAGAAGCTGTGTCGTTATAAATTAAAGCACCTCTTGCTGTAAGTGAAACACCTACAAAAGATAAATCAGCAAAATCACAAACAGCAGTATCTGTACTCAAAGCTGGAGTTGTAGATACTAAAGCTTTACCACCTGAACTATAACCACTTGATGAAACTTGGTTATCTGTTGTAAATGATGTTGTAGATTTACCAAGAGTTGCACTTGATGTATACATAGCTAATTTAAAACTATTTCCACCGTTTGTAAAATTATGCACGCCTTTTAAAACATCTGTTTTAAATACATTACATACTACACTTGTTGTTATTGCCATATTATTTTTCTCCTAATTTTGTGGTGACGGTGATTGCACAGGAACCCTCATCACACCATTATCATATTCAGAACGTCTACGTCTTCCAGTTTGTGCTAACATAAACGCCTGCGTTTCTTCATTATACTTGTCTTGATACAGTTTGTACATATCCAATGGGCCTTTTAAATAACTAAAACATTCAACTAGCACTCCGTATAATAATAAATTCTCTTGATGTTTTGATAAAAAAGTATCTGTTGTTGAGTTAAAATGACTTGGGTCTTTTATATAATTTAATTGTATCTCATATGCTTGATCTGGCACTGGAGCAAAAAGAATATTTTTATCATCCCAATTAGCAAAATATTTTGGTAATCCTGTAGCATCTGTAGGATTGTATTCAGCCATAAAAGAAGTATCTCTTTTTTCTAAAAAATCTCTAGTACTACTACTTATTACTTGTATGGAACGAACAATTATACAATCATCAGGAACATTTAAGTATCTTTGTGTACCTGTAACAGCAGTCACATATTTTCTTATGTCATCATAATCAACTTTGCCAGCAATATCTAATTCGGTATTTCTAATAAACTGATCTAATAAAGTATCTGTTAAAACATTAGAATCTACTTCTGTATAAGCTCGAACTTGTGTTAAAAAACTTGCATGTGTTATACTCATGATATTACTATGGTTACTCCCCCTACCGCAGAGGATGTTGAAACTGAGGTAAGTTTATGTCCTAAAATATCATTGCTTTGTTCTATTGTCATACTTGCTCCACCAGTTATACCACTATCGCCGACCTCAGCAAAAAACCCATTGCTTATATATAGGAGAAATTCTTTATTAGGATTTTTATGTTGAGGTCTAGCGTTTACTAAAGCTACAGGATCAGCTTTAATATGTTTTCTTTTTATTTGAGGATGTTTAGGTTCAAATTCAGATTTGTGAACGAAAGAACCATTCCACTCTTTAACCATTTCTCTATAAGGATAAGCCATACCCGATCTGTCTGATATTGCTTTTGCGTATTTACCTCTTGCATAACCCATTACGCACCTTGAGGAAAGTAAGTTTGTGGAGTAAGGTAAGTTGAAGTTCTTTGACCATCTTCAGCTAAAGCCCTATTTAATTCATCTTCATACAACATTTTATTTTGTTGCACTAATTGAGGAGCTCTTTTTAAACTCAAGTAGTAGGCAAGACCAGCCACCATACATGGAATGAATCTAAAGACCACGTCAGCTTGATTAGTATAGTTGCCTGCATCTTCAATCCTTTTTAAATAATAATATTTTAAATATGTATATGTACTAGCATCTGGTGCTTGATATAAAGTTATCTTTGGCACAGTTTGTCTGTCTACATAATATTGACTAGGTTGACCGGTAGATCCTTTATTAGGTAATGCAGCATACTCACTTCTACTTATTTTTGTTAATGATACATCATTTGTTGAAGCTGTAGTATTTGTTGTAGAACTTACATAAGCTTCTAAAATATCGTTAGCATCAGTTGGTGCATCATATGTAGCCGTACCTGCTGTAAGTTGTTGTTCTTTCAATTCTACTTTCCAAAGATGTATACCTCTGTTACCCCATTCTGAAAACAGTATATTTAAACTTCTTCTAGCTGATTTTAAATCATAACCAGAGTTAGTTCTTACACCACACCTTTCATAAGATTCTTCAATAATTTCATCTATATCTAAGTTAAATGAAGTTGACCCAGAAGTAGCCATTTATTTTATCCCGTTAAACTTTGTGCCTCGAACAGCTATTCCACCACCTCTAGAGAAACCTTCTCTTTTTAATTTAAGATCGTTAGAACTAATTGTGCCGTCTTTATCTACATCCATTTGAGAAGATTGTTTAGGACTTAAACCACCTTGAGCTCTTAAATTAATTCTACCTTGCACATTAAAAAATTTTCCAGATGATTTTCCTTCAAAAGGATTACTCTCAGATTTTTTTCCTGCTGAAAAAGTTACTCTACCTCTTTTACCAGCTACAGTAGCTTCCACACCTGTTTTTTTAGTTTTTTGTGTAAAATTTTGTTTTGCAAATTTTTGTTTATCATAAATCAAACCTACGTCTACATTCTTACCTATTGTTGTTCCAACTTTTGCTTTACTTGTTTTTACAACTGCACCTGCTTTTTCATTTTTTGCAAACTCTTTAGTTTTTCCAAAATCAATATAAGGGTTAAGTAATCTACTTTTTGGTTTTTTTGTTTTAACTTTACCGCCTTTATCAAAATATATTTTATCTCCTTTTTTTGGTCTATAAGGTTCTGCAATTGGTTTTGCTTTTTTTCCTGATTTAGGTTTAGCAGGTGCTAATTCTGTAATTGGTTTTGCTTTTTTTCCTGACTTAGGTTTAGCAGGTGCTAATTCTGTAATTGGTTTTGCTTTAACTTTACCGCCATCCTTAAATTTACTTCTAAGCATTTGTTCTAACTTCTCACGAACATGTTTAGGCATTTTACCTTCTTCTCTAGCATTTGTAATACCTTGGCTTTTTAAATACTTTTTAGCTCTAGCAATTTTTAATTCGCTTTTAGAAAATCTTGAAGAACCACCTGATGCTTTTTTCTGCACATCACTTTGCATTTCGTCAATTTTTATTTTCTTAACTCTAACATCTTTTGTATAGGTGTTTTTACCTTTACTTCTAACCTTTTTGTAACCTAATCTTTTTAAGGTTTTATCATCACCTAATAGTGGCATTTTTCTCTCCTATGTTTTAGAGATAGTTCTTGGATCTTTACCAGGTCTCATTGCAGCTCTACCATAACCTTGTGCCATACCACCTTTGTTAAGACCCATGTATAATGAAGAACCACCAGCTTGAGGCATGTTATCCTTAATACCCATAGCTTTTTTTATATTCTTTTTCTTAGCTGTAATTTTCTTTTTTGCTTTAACTTTTTTTGTTTCTGTCGCATAATCAGTAGTATATTTTTTACCTTTATATGTAAAAACACCTCCAGCACCTTGTTTTTTTCTTGCAGCTTTAAAAGCAGCCCCAAAAGTTTGTGCTTTTGCTCCAAATGTATCACCTACTTTTGAATTACTTTTCTTTTTTGCTTTGTATGGATTTCCTTCTGTAGAACCAGCACTTGTAGTATTTTTATCAAACATAGCTTTTCTTTTAGCTGCTTTTTTTTCTTTAACAGACTTTTCTGGAGGCATTTGCCTACCAGTAATTGTACCAGCTCCACCTTTTCCTCTTTGTTCTTTTGGAGGTGTGCCACTTTTTAAAAAATCTAATATTCCCATTTTATTCTCCTAATTAATATTAATCATACCACCGTAGTATTTCTTTGTAAACGTACTGACATTAGTTGGTTTACCTGCTACGCCTTGAGCTCTTGCTCTTTTTCTTTTAACTGCACTTTTTCTTTGTCCTTCACTCATTCTTCTAGCTTTTGATAGTGGCACACATTTAGGATATTTTCTTTTAGAATCTGCTTTTTGTTTACTTCTACCACATTTAGAAAAACTACCGTCTTTCTTTTTACTTCCGATATCTACCCATTTTTCTTTAAACCACTTATCTAAACTCATTAGTCAAGCATGTCTTTGTAATAATTGGATGTAGATGAATTTGTTTCACTGTAATCAGAATCATCTCTAATGTAAGAGCCAGAAACATAACCACCTTGATTCATTTTAGACATACCACTATTTTGTTCAGCAGCATTTTTTGCAGCAAGTACTTCAGCCTCACCTTGTGCAGCTTGTGCTCTACCTTTTTTCTTACCCATTTTTTTCATATGGTTCATTAGCATTAACATACCAAGACCTGCTTTTTTTGGTTTTCTTGCTAGTTTTCCTCTTCTAGCACCAAATTTATTTTTTAATCCTGTATTTACTGCTTGTTTACCAAAATC